TGCCGACCGCGGGGCAGGCTATCCTGATCCTGGAGTATTTCGCGCCGAACGACGGCGATTGTGTCGCGGTCCCGATGGGCGCGACCGGAACGGCTTGCTGACATTCCTGATCCCCGTGGTGTCAGCGGATGCGCCGGGCGGACCCAGGAAGGTGTCGCCCGGCGCCATCCTGACGAAAGGACAATGCAATGAGCAATGCGACCCTGTCGGCCCGATATGCCTTCGGCGGACTTGGCGGCTGGCCGATGCCGTTCATGGACAACATCGGAACCGGCCCGGCGAGCGCGCAAGGGACCGCCGTGCTGGCCACTCCGACCGTCGTGCGCGTGACCAAAAGCGTGGCGAGCGGCAGCCTGATTCTGCCGTCGATCCTGACCAACGAGGCGGACCCGATGACCATTGTCATCAACGACAGCGGGCAGACGGTGCTGGTCTATGCCGCCAAGGGAGAGAGCATGGACGGCTCGCTCAACGGTAACCGCTCGGTTGCAACCGGCGGCGTGGCGTTTTTCCTGCGGGTCCGCGATGCGGAGGCCGTGGGCGGCGGCGCCGGGCCGGACTGGCGCTCGAATGTGATCACCTGAACCAAAGGAGCAATGACGATGGAAAACGATAAGACGCACGATCCGCATCAGCCGGTACCGGCACACGCCCCGGCGGCGCCCGCAACGGAACTCACGCCAGCCCAGAAGGCGGAGGCCGAAGAGGCCAAGCGCACGCCGCTGCAGCGGTTCGAGGACCTGGTGCAGGAATCCGTGCGCCGGTTCCACGACGGATCGGGCTTCACCGCCGCATTTGTGATGGGCATGCGCGCTCATCTGGCCGAGCTGCGTGGCGACGGCAAGCACGAGATCGTCGATACCGCGGCATACGACGGCCGCAACTGGACCGTGACCAGGCCAGGGCTGCATGCGGTCCAGGTGGTCGGCACGCCCGGCATGACGGTCGAGCAGGCCATTGCTGCCGCACAGGTGCAGCTCAACGCGGTCGACAAGTCCACCGGCAAGCCGGTTCTGGCGCTGGTGGACACCGCCACGCTGGACGGCAAGGAATGGACGGTGACGCGCGCCGGCCTGCCGCCGGTCAAGGTGCCATCCGAGCCGGGCATGTCGGCGGAGGGCGCCATTGCGGCCGCGCAGCCCAAGCTCGATGAAGAGCAAAAGGCGGCGGATGCTGCGGCGCAGAAGGAAATCGAGGCCAACAGGGCCGCAGCGGCGAAGGCGGCTTGACCATGGCGGGCACCGCAACTGCGCCGCGTGTGAGGCGCTTCACATATACGCCGCTCGATCCCGGCGACCGGCACGAGGTCAAGGTCCATGGCGTGACCTTCAAGGCCAACGTGCCGGTCGAGCTCGACGACCAGAAGCACCGCGCGCATATCATGGAAACCGTGACGGTCGGCGAGCGGGACGGCCGCGCACTGACCGAGGGCCGCATGGTCTATCGGCCGCTGGCCGATTTGCTCGCCGGCAACAAGACATTCGTCGAGGAGGGTGCGGATCGTCCCAAGCCGGGACGGCCGCCAACGCCGAAGACGGCCGAGGAGTACCGCGCGCATGCGGTGCGCTGGATCAACGCGGCCCCCAACGCAACGACCATGCTGGAGCGCTGGAAGGCTGAGGCCGACCTGCGCGCGTCCTGCGATGCGTCTGACGCCATTGCGGAGGACATCTGGAGCAACGTCTACCTGCCGCGCAAGCATGTGCTCGACAATCAGCCGCCGGATTAGGCCATGCCGGGCCAGTACCGCACGTCAACCGATCTGATCAACGAGGCGCTCGCCAATCTCGGCGTGCTCGCTGCTGGCCAGCCAACCGACCCGGAGGATTTCAGCTACGTGCAGGAAAAGCTCGACGCCATCGTGCGCAAGATGGCTGGGCTGGAATTGCCGTACATTCCCGACATCGAGAACATCCCCGGCGCGTTTTTCTCTGATCTGGCGGCAATCGTGGCGGGGGAATGCGCGACCAAGTTTGGTTCGACTGCGGAGGATCAGCAGAACCTCGTATCGCAAGGGCTCGGCAATCCGCCAGGCACCGGGGCGGCGGCACTTTCGCTGCGGCAGATGATGCGCGGGCGGCCAACTGGTGAACGCGCTCGCGTCGAGTACTTTTGATGCCTGTTGACATCAATAGGCTTGCACGGATGGGCATTGTATCTGCTGACGCGATGCAGAAGGTCGGCGCGGCGGCCGGTCAGGGAGCGGCGTCAGCCGCCGACCAGTACTCGAAAACTCCGAGCTTTCTTGATCGTGCCGCGTCTGTTTATGGGTCACCTGTGACTGATCCACGTCGACTTGACATGGCAATGGGAATGGTGGGACCAGCGAGCACAAAGGCAATATTTCGCGGCACAAACTCTCTATCGGATATTCCGCGACCTAGCTCTTCAGGATTTACATGGTGGACTCCAAATAAAGAGTGGGCACAAAACTACGGTAGCAGAGTGGTCGAAGGTAAAATACCGGATGATGTGCGCCTGATCAAAGTGAAAGGACAAAGCGCTCAAGATGCCCATGACGCTATTTCAGATGCTGGTGTTAACACAAAAGGGTTGCGTCCTCCGTTTAATGGAGATGAAGAGTATCAATTGTCACCAGAAGAAGTTCATCAATATCTACTAAATACTCCTGGTCTATCTGGTAGGATTAAGGATGCTGGATTTCATGGCGTGGAGCATGATGACATTAGAGAGGGCCAGGGAATCGAAAAGGCAATTGCATTTATCCATCCAAAGATCGGATTACGATGATGCCCACGCAGCGCCCCACACCGATCCCTTGGCCGTTGAGCAGCTTCCCCGGAGCATCTGGTCAGGAAAGCGCGGGCCGGCTCTACAACTGCTCGGCCGAGCCGTTGGGAGAGGCATCGCCGCAGACTGGACCATCGCCGCAGGTATGGCGCCGGCAGCCGGGCCTGACCAAGCTCGCAACGACGGCACATAGCGGCTACCGCGGCGGGCTGATCGTCAACAATCTGTCCTATGAGACGTGGTCGGGCACCGCCTCAACGGTGGATTCTGGCGGTACGGAAACTAGCATCGGTACGTTTCCCGGCACCAAGAAAATCAGCATTGCGCGCAACCAGAATGGCGGCGGCGCCGACGTGGTTGCGGTCGATATTGACAACGGCGCATACCGGCTGACGGGTGGCGGCGCGCCGGCTGTCTATAATGGGGGTGGCAACCTGCCCACGCCAAACTCTGTGTGCTTTCAGGACGGCTATTTCTTCTTCACGATCGCCGATGGCCGCTGTTTTGCATCCGGCTTGAACGCTCTGACGCAGAACACGCAGACATTCATCACGGCAAATAGCAAGGCCGACGTGACGCTGCTGCGCGGCATCGCGTTTTCTGGACTGCTGTTCCTGTTCACGACAGGCGGTTGCGAGGTCTGGCAGGACACCGCGCAGCCATCGCCGGCCTTCCCGTACTCGCGGCTCGTGATCCTGCCCTATGGGCTGTTGCAGGCCAACGCCATCGCCGGATGGGAAACCGGCTTTGACGATCTGATGTGGGTAGCGCAGGACTTCGGCGTCTATCGGCTGCCGTGGGCCTCGCTGGCGCCTGTCAAGATCAGCCCACCCGACTTGGATCGGTTCATTGAGGCGGCCAATCGCATCGGCAGCGTGCTTGAGGCATCGGTCTATGCATTCGCCGGCAAGAAGTATTGGTGCATTCAGGGGCCGCTCGGCTCATGGGAATTCAATCTGTCCACCAGCAAATGGAACGAGCGCGGCAGCCTGAACACCACGACCGGACTGCAGGGCCGCTGGCGCGCGACGGGCGGGCATCCGGCGTTTGGGCGGTGGCTGTGCGGCGATGTCTACAGCGGCAATCTGCTCTATATCGACGATACCAACTATGCGGACAATGACACGCCGCAACTGTTCCGCATCGAGAGCGGGCCGGTTGACGATTTTCCCGGCCAGATCAGGATTGCGCGGGCGGATTTTGATTTCGTATTCGGCGTCGGCATTGCGACGGGAGCCACGCCGAATATCGTCGATCCGAAGGTTGGGATATCGTTGTCCAAGGATGGCGGCTTCAACTGGGGCAATATGCTGCTGCGCTCGCTCGGTCAGCAGCGGATGCAGAAGCGCACGCGCGTCTCGGTCAAGAACGTGGGGCTGAGCGGGCCGCTGGGTTGCCGCTGGCGGCTGGACGTATCCGATCCGGTCTATACAGCCTTTCTCAAGGGCACGCAGTCTGTCGATCCGCGATTCGTGGGGGCCTGATGGCACAAGCTCTCGTCAATCCGTTGCCGCCTGCAAACTTCGCGTGGGTTGATCGCGACGGCAAGCCCACGCAGGCGTTCTACACGTTCATGCAGAAGCATGCGGCTAGCATATTCGGAACGCTGATCGCGGTAGCCGTGCCAAACAACGCGAATGCAGCGGCGGCTGGTGTGCCCCTAGGCGGATTGTATAGCGGCACGGCTGACCCTGCCATCGTATATGTGAGGACCGCCTGATGGCCGGACCCTTCGACAATCTGTTTGCCGCGTTTTCCACGCAGCCGCAGCAGAACGCCGCCAACATTCAGACTGGCGCGGCACAGCGCGGGTTTGACACGGTCGCGCAGAATTACGGGCTCGGGCAGGGCGCGCTGACAAGCAATTTCGGGCAAGGCGCCGATGCGCTGCGCACGAGCTACGCTGCCGGTCTTTCGCCGTTGCTTGCCAACTATGCCGCGTCATCTGGCGGTGCAAATGCTTACGGCAATGCAACCGGCGCGAATGGTGCGGCTGGATACGCAGACGCATTCAAGAATTTCCAGACATCGCCGGGATTTCAGCAGGCAATCGACATTGGCAGCCAAAACGTCATGCGCAATCAGGCTGCAACGGGGCAGCTTGCATCCGGCAAGACAAATCTCGATCTGCAATCGTTTGCGCAGAACATGCAGAACCAGCAATGGCAGAATTACATCCAAAACCTGCTGCCGTTCCTTGGCCAGCAAACGACGACGGGCGGCCAGATTGCCGGCATGGATGCCGGGCTTGGCGGCCAGTTGAATGCCAATTCGATGGGCCTCGGCACGGGTCTCAATCAAGGATTCCAAGGCGTCGGCAACGCCGGCTACGGCGCATACACCAGCGCCGGCAACGCTAACGCGAACGCCGCGCTTGCACCGCTGACCGCATCCGGCAACATGCTAAACTTCGGCATGAACGCGGCGAAGGTGGCAAGCGGTACCGGTGGCATGGGGATGGGAAGCGATCTGTTTGGTGGTTTCACGCCACCGCAGAATACCACTAACAATTATTCCGGCATGGGATCGTGGCGCTGATGGCCGGACCATCCGATTTCATGTTCGGCAATGCTCCTGGTGCCGCGAGCTATGCGGCACCGCTGCTGAACTTCGGCACAGTTGGCAGCTTGCCGCAGGACTTCCAGCAGGGCCAGCAGTACCAGCGTGAGCGGGCGCTGCAGACGGCGTTCAAGGACGGCCTGCCGCGATTGCCGGACGGCTCGATCGACATCAGGAGCATGTCGGACACGCTGGCTCGGCTCGGCGGCGCACAGACGGCAATGCCGCTCGTGCAGACGCAGATGCAGATGGATGCCGCGCGGCAGATGAGCGATGCAGCCAATGGGCAGCCACCGGGAATGCCGCCCGCAACGCCACAGGCACAACCGGCAGCGGCAGGACCGGCAAACATCACCGGAAAGGCGCCGGGCGATACCGCCGCGCCGACGCTGCGCACGATGGTTTCCGAGCACTACGGCGGCAACGTCGACAGCTCGACGCGCATCGCCAATATGGCGAAGCTTCTCAGGGTCGATCCTGACGCGCCGTTGACGCCGGAAATGCAATCGCGCATCAGCCGCGGGCTGGCGCAGCGCGCTACCGCACCGGGCGAGACGGCAGGCGCTGGAGCATCGCTCGGCGGCAGCCCTGCGCCAGTATCAGATACGGACACCAGCCCACCATTTGCCCCGACTTCATCGCGGGAGGTCGCCAGCGCTTCCAAGCCGAACAACATCGGGCCATCGGAAGGATTGTTGCCAGGCGATAGCCCAGCCGCGCTTGAGGCTGGACGCGCAGAAGTGCGCCGGATGCAGAACGCGGCGACCGCCTACGCCAACCTGAACAAGCCGGGTGCGGAGGGGTTGCAGAAGCGTGCCGGCACCCGAGAGGCTGAACTCAAGGCCATGGAGGAGCGGCTGTCGAAGGCGGCACAGCGCCCGGCTGACATTCGCGAGGCGGGAATCAAGAAGCAGCAGGAACTCGACGCCGTCCATTATGACAGGCTGTATGGCGGCCTCGCAGCGCAAGGAGTGACCGGCGAACAGATGATGCAAGATGCCACCAACGCTCGTGCCCTCTTGCAGCATCCCGATATGTACACCGGGACCGGAGCCGAACTGGTCAATACCGGAAAGAAGGTGCTCGGCGCGCTTGGGATTGCCAACCCGGAAGGTGCTGCTCCGCTTGAAGCTCTGGCAAAGACGAAGGCAGCAGCCATTCAGAACCAGATCAACGATTTGAAGGCGTTTACGACCGAGCTTGGCGGTACGTCGGCGCGCATCTTTGCTCCACAGATCGCTCTCATGCAGCAAGCCGCGCAGAGCACCGATACGTCGCTTGCCGGCAACCTCTATCTAACGACAGTTCAGCAGCGCGCCGGCAAGCTGTTCGCCGAAGTGTCGCAAATGGCGAATCAGTACAAGCAGGATCACGGCACACTTGATGCCAAGTTCGAGCGGCAGATGGCGGACTATGTTCGCGCTCATCCGCTAATGCGTGCCGCCGAGCGCAACAATCCGATCCTGCTGAGCAAGCGGGAATTTGCAACGCCACAGGATGCGCTGGCCCATGGCGCCAAGCCGGGAGAAATCATCCGCACGCCCAACGGCGATTACGTGCAGCTTAAGGCGCCGGCCCGATGAGCGATGTCCAATACACCGGCCCGATGACGCCAAGCCCGACGACGGGCCAGCCGATTCCGCGCATCACGGTCACGCCGCTGGGGACGAAGGCCAAGGAGGTTGATCCGTGGGCGGCTGCCGGATTTGAAAAGGTCGATCTGACACCCAAGCCGGCGGCGAAGGTCGAGGGCGACCCATGGGCCGCAGCCGGGTTCGAGAAGGCCGACCTGACATCGAAAGTTCCCGATCAGTCGCAGCGCCAGTTCGGTACCTTGGAGGCCGGGGGGCTCGGCGCGCTTCACGGCCTGACGTTCGGGGCGGCGCCGGCCATAGCCGGGCTTTCCGAGGCGGGCGGCACAGCGCGCCCCCGCGCTGAAATCCAGGCCGATCCGCAGGGGATGACGCTCGGTGACGTGGCCTCGCCATTCGTCGGGGCGGCCAAAATGATCGGCAACGCCGTCATGGGCGCCGACGATCCTGCCGTCCATGACGCCTACAATCGAGGCCGGGAAGCCGCCTTGAAGGACGAGCAGGCGGCAAATGAGCAACACCCATATGCGTTCTTTGCGGGCCAGATGGCCGGTTCCTTGGCCACGCCTGGCTTTGGGGCGGCCCGGGCCGGAACGGTGGGCGCGCGGGCGCTCAGCGGCGCCGTTGCCGGTGGCGTCGGAGGGGGCCTGTACGGGGCAGGCACGGCCACCAGCGAGGGGGGCGCACCGGCTGATGTTGCCACGCGGGCGGCCACGACTGCCGCAGTCGGGGCGCCGCTGGGGGGCGTCTTGGGTGCCACGTTCGGTCGGCGGGTCGTCGATCCCAATTCGCCGGGTCAGCGGGCCATTCGAACGGCTGCCGATCTAGGCGAAACCATCCCCCGCGGGCTGGCGTCGGACAATCCGGTTGTGAGTGCATCGGGCGCCGCGGTGAAGTCGCTGCCGCTCGCCGGGGCGAAAATGTCGCGTGCCGTCGATCGCCTGCAGACGGCGGCGGGTGGCCGTGTCGAGGACATTGCCGGGCGGATGGCGCCGGCAACCGACCGGGCCGCGGCGGATGCCATGGTGCGGCCCGGCCTGCAGGGCGTCATCGACGCCAACCGGGCCGCACAGGACGCCGGATACAACGCGCTGCGTGCCCAGATTGACCAGAACGCCCGTTTCACCATGCCACGCACCGATGCGGCGCTGAACCGGATCATGGCAGCTCGCCGGGCGGCCGGCTGGACGAATCCCGCGCAGGGGCTTGAGCAATTCCGCAATGTGGCGGGCGGTGCGACCTTCAACGGGGCGCATCGAGCTCGCGTGGACGCGCGGGAGGCCGGCAACGTCCTGGTATCAAATCCCGGCTACAATGCTGGCGATTTCAACAGGATCACGCGTGCCATGACGGCGGATTTGCGAGAAATGGTGCAACAGGCCGCAACGCGCAATCCGCGACGGGCATTGCAGGCTTTCGACGATGCCGAGCGGGAATTCGGCAGGCTCGCCGAGCAGAACAAGATTTTGCACAGCTTGGTGAATGCCAAAGGTGAGGGCGCAATCGGTGCGCTATTACGGGCCGCCAACGAGAAGGGCGGCAATCTGCGGCTGCTGGCTCAGCTTCGCAACTCCATGCCGGCGCATGAATTCGAGGTCATCGGCGGGACGCTGCTGTCCGAGCTGGGCCACAACAACGCCACCGGGGAATTCAGCCTCAACCAATTCGTGACGCGATGGGACAAGCTTTCCGACCGCGCCAAGTCGGTACTGTTCTCGCCGGGCCATCTGCAGAACCTCGAGGACATCGTCAACCTTGGCCAGAAGATCAAGAGTGCGCTACGCACCCAGAACACCTCGCACACGTCGAACACCATCATCCTGTTCGATCTGGCCCGTGATGCGGTGTTGATGGGGGTGGGAATAGGCACCGGCGCTGTGACGGCGGCCGGAATGTTGCCGGGTGCGGTGGCGGCAACGCCTGCCGTGGTGTTCGCCCATTGGCTGGCCAGCCCGGCTAGGGCTGCCTCGATGGCGGCATGGTCAAGGGCCTATGGCGGTATTGCGCTCGGCACGCCAACGCCGGCTCGCATGGCCGCCTTCAATGCCGCGACCCGTAATCTGGCGAACAACCTTGGCGTTCCGGCCGAGCGGATCATGCAGACGATACAGGCTCGGCTTGCGGGCCGCGCCGAGGATCAGCCCATAGACCAGCAGAAATGACCACGGAAAGCCGATGAAACCGCAGATCAGCGCATACCAGACGACGATCCACAGAATCATGCGGATGCTGGTGGTTGGTGGCGCTCTGCTTTGTGGCGCATTGCCCGCGCTCGCGCAAGGCACGCTCCCGGTCGCACTCTCGCAGCAGATGGACCCGAACGGCAAGCCGATGCCGGGTGCG